GCAAGTACGAACGCCGAGCTCAAACCCCACAACGATGGAAGAAGGTTGTGAAAAATGAAAGCGAAGACTGAAGTTTTCATTTATGCCTTGATGGATCCGCGCACAGCCAAGATCCGTTACATTGGCAAAACCAACAACCTGAACCGCAGGTACAGCCAGCATTTGAAAGGTCGCGACGACCAGAAGATGACGCCGGCAAGGGCTTGGATCAAAAGCCTGGTTAACCAAGGCCTAAAGCCCAACATGATGCTGATTGACTCGTGCGCAGAGGATCAATGGCATGACCTTGAACGTCATTACATCAAACGATTCAGGGATGAAGGGCACGACATTCTCAACATGGCCGAGGGCGGAAACCAGCCTTATTGCCCACCAGAAATACGCAAAGAAATAGGTAAAAGATCTGCCGCAATAAGGCAAAAAGGTATTTGGTACATGCTGCGGTTTTTTGGTAGTGCGGTCAAGGAAGCCGAACTATCTGGCAACGAAAAAAAAGCCGCTAGGTTTCGACACATTATGAATCTTGTCAGAAATGCACAAGGAGAAAAGCGCGAAAAGATGAACGCTTATGGGTTGAGGGTTATGGGTCATGGCTAAAGAGCACAAAAAGGCCGGCAGGCCGTCCAAAAGGTCAGATGAGCTGATCGATCACATCTGCGACAAGATCGCCGAGGGTGAGTCTTTGCGGTCAATCTGCAGCGCCGATGACATGCCAGACTTCAGCACCGTGGTCCGATGGCTGGGTAAGGACGATGATTTCGCGACCAAGTACGCGCGCGCACGCGAGATCCAAAGCCATGTCTTTGTCGACAAGATGCTCGAAAAGGCCGAGTCATTGCCTGACGTAAACCCACAGACCGGCGCGCTGGATTCTGCGTCTGTTGCCCATATCCGCAACCAGGTTGCCACGCTGCAATGGTTGGCGATGAAGCTCAACCCCAAGAAGTACGGCGACAAGGTCGACGTCAATCATGGCGGCGGCGTGGCCATCACTGTGAGCACCGGCATACCGGATGGCGAATCACAACATTGACCTGGGCTACCGGCCCCGTGCCTGGCAGCTCGAGTGCCACAAGGCGCGCCAACGATTCACGGTGCTGGCCCTGCACCGACGTGCCGGCAAGACCGAGCTGGCGCTGATGGAGCTGATCCACCGGGCCCTGAAGTTTGACAAAGACCTGGGCCTGTTCTTCTACGTGGCGCCCTTCCTGAAGCAAGCCAAGACGATTGCCTGGTCCAGGCTGAAGCAGAAGCTCGAGCCGCTGCGCATCCTGAACGCTGTCGACATCAACGAGGGCGACCTGATGGTTACCTTCAAGCACAACGGCGCCGTGATCCGGGTGTTCGGCGGTGATAACCCGGATGCGATGCGCGGCGTCCGCCTGGATGGCTGTGTGATCGACGAGGTGGCGCAGATCAAGCCCGAGGTGTGGGTCGACGTGGTGCAGCCAACCCTGTCGGACCGCAAAGGGTGGGCCATGTTTATCGGTACGCCGGCTGGGGTCAACCTGTTCTCGGAAATCTACTACAAGGCAATGGCGCTGCCCGACTGGCACGCTGGCCGCTACACGGTCTACGACACCCAGGCCATCGACCCGGACGAGGTCGAGCGCTTGAAGCGCGACATGTCAGAGACGGCATTTGCCCGTGAGTTCATGTGCGACTTTGCCGCGGCCGGCGACGACCAGCTCATATCTCTCAACGACGCCGAAAACGCCGCCAGGCGCGAGTATGTCGACCGGGATATATCGCAGGCACCCCGGGTCATTGGCGTCGATCCTGCGCGCTTTGGTGACGACAGGAGCGTGGTATTTAAGCGCCAAGGCCTGGTCGCCTTCAAGCCCGACATCTACCGCGGCATCGACAACATGGACCTGGCTGCAAGGGTGGCATTCCACATCCAGGAATGGCGGCCGGACGCCGTGTTCATTGACTCGGGTGCTGGGGCCGGCGTGATCGATCGCCTGCGACAGCTCGGCCATGACGTGGTCGAGGTGCCGTTTGGCGGCAAGGCAGTGCAGGCCAACTTGTACGTCAACCGCCGGGCCGAGATGTGGTTCGAGATGAAGGATTGGATCGTCAACGGCGGCAAGATCCCGAACGATCCGAGCCTAAAGCAGGAGCTGGCCACGCCGATGTATTGGTACGACGCAGCCGGCCGGCGCGTGCTCGAGCCCAAGGACGAGATCAAGAAGCGGCTGCAGGGTGGTGGGTCACCCGACATGGCCGACGCCCTGGCGCTGACGTTTGCTTACCCGGTGGCCAGGAAGCCCGAGGTCGACATCATTGCCGAGCAATACGGCATCCAGAGGCGCAAGCCCAGCTCGGCTGACTACGACCCGTACACCAGGATGAACTAGGTACCCGTAACGCATCAACACCACCATAAATTGCAACATGACAGAGATCCGCAAACTGACCGTCGACGAGTATTACGCCGAGCCAAACATCGCGGAACTGTGGGAGCTGTACGCGGAAGAGTCGCACGACAAAGGTTTGCCGCCGCATAACCCGCAGCGCAAGATGTACGAGGCCATGGAACGCGTAAGCGTGCTGCATACGTGGGGTGCGTATGACGATGGCAAGCTGGTTGGGTTTATCACGTTGGTGAACAACGTAGCGCCACATCACGGCGCGATGATTGGCACGTTGGAATCGTTCTTCGTGCACCGGTACTACCGCAAAGGCGGCACGGCAAGCAAGCTATTACGCGCAGCCGAGGCCAAGGCAAAAGAGCTGGGTGCTGTAGGTGTGTTTGCTAGTGCGCCGGCAAACAGCAAACTGGAAAAGGCAATGCCAATGTTTGGGTACCGGCACACGAATACGTTTTTTTTCAAAGGCTTGGCATGAGCAATTTAGCCATCGCGGAAAGCAAATTGCCTGTGACGATCAATGAGTCGGTCGCCCATTCTTTGCCGTCAAAAATGTTGACCGACATGGCGTTGCAAACTGGCGGCAGCACAATTGATGAGCAAATAAATGCTATGCAACAGCACATGCTGCAGTTGCCCCAAGTGCAATGCGACGTGTTGCATCGGTTTGCACCAGGCCTGTACATAAGAGAACTTTCATTACCTGCCGGCACCTTGGTCGTTGGACATCATCATCGTGATGAGCACTTGAACGTATTACTTAAGGGCAAGGTCACTTTACTAAACGACGATGGCACAACAAGTACGCTGCAAGGGCCGATGATGTTTGTGGCAAAACCAGGTCGCAAGGTTGCGTATATCGAAGAGGACATGGTTTGGCAAAACATTTACGCTACGACCGAAACCGACGTAGAAAAGTTAGAAGAGCAATTACTAGATAAAGATGCAATTTGGCATCAGCACCTTGAATATGCAAAACACAAATTGTTGCCACGCGCTGATGATCGCCAAGATTATTCGGCAATGCTAGATGAGTTCGGCATAACTGAAGAGCAGGTTACGGCAGAGGCTTTGCGCGACGACAACGTGATTCCGATGCCGTACGGCACATATAAATTTAAGATTGGCGATTCACCAATTAACGGCAAAGGCATCTTCGCTACGGCTCATATCAAAGCTGGTGATGTCATAGGCCCAGCGCGCATTGACGATCAGCGCACTATTCTTGGCAGATACACAAATCATTCGCCTATGCCCAACGCATATCCGGTGCGACGCGAAGGTCGCAACGTAGATTTTGTGGCGTTGCACGACATCACCGGTTGCCAAGGTGGAATGGACGGCGAAGAAATAACTGTTGACTATCGCCAGTGCTTAAAAATTGTGATTGAAATAAATCAGGAGAAATGACATGTCAGCAGTTATTAGTGCCATCGTGTTTACCGGTTATACAATTTATTCAGGCGAAAGAGCGGCAAAAAATGCCGAGCGCGCACGGGTAGAGCAAGCAGAATATCAGCGCCAATCATTAGCTATGCAGGAAAAGGCGGCGCAAGAATCTAGACTGGCCGCGCAGGAACAGAAAAAAATATCTGAACAACAGATTAATGCAGCCACGCGCAAGTCGCCGGACGTCTCAAGCATTCAAGCTGCGGCCGAAGCTATGCAGCAAGGGGGCGTTGGTTCAACGATGTTGACTGGGGCGACTGGCATTGATCCGAACGATTTGAAACTGAACAAGAACACATTGTTAGGAGCATAAACATGGGCGTTTTTAATCCAATTGTTGCATTACTGGATGACGTATTTGGTGGCGGTGGTGGCGGTGGTGGCGGCGGCGGTGAACCAAAAGCTGCACCTGCAGACGAAGCACAAGCAGAAAAGCCGGCTCGCGTTGCACAAGCACCAGCAACGCCTGCGCCTACCAAATCAGCCGCTGGCGCTAACGCAGATGGCACATCTCGCGACATGGGTAACATAGGCGCATCAGGTAACACCATGTTGACCGGGCCAGCCGGTGTCGACCCTAACGAATTGAAGCTGGGCAAGAGTACCTTGCTGGGTGCATAAATGAGTCAGTACACAGGCGACAACAAGTCTTTCAAAGGCGCACCCAAGCGCGCCAAGCTGTTTACGCGCTGGGGCCAGCTCAAGGCTGAACGAGCATCCTGGTGGGCGCACTGGCAGGAAATTACTACCTACCTGCTGCCGCGCAACGGTCGCTATTTCCGTCAGGACCGCGACAAGGGTTGGCGCCGGCACAATGCAATCTACGACAACACAGGGACCAGGGCGTTGCGAGTCCTCGGTGCGGGTATGATGGCCGGAGCCACCTCGCCAGCTCGCCCCTGGTTCCGCCTTGGTACCGCGGACCCGGAGCTCAATGCATACCAGCCGGTCAAGCTGTGGCTGGACGACGTTACGCACCGGATGCAGATCGTGTTTCAAAAGTCGAACACGTACCGCACGCTGCACCAAATGTACGAAGAGCTGGGCGCATTTGGCACGTCGGCATCGATCGTGCTGCCGGACTACCAGAACGTACTGCATCACTACCCGTCGACCGTTGGCGAGTTTTGCATCGGGACGGATTGGCAAGGCAGGGTGACGACGATTTACCGCGAGTTTGAAAAGCAAGTATCGCAGCTCGTCACCGAGTTTGGCATTGAGAACGTAAGTCCGACGGTAAAACACATGTACGATTCGGGCACGCTCGACGCTTGGATACCGATCATTCACGCGATTGAACCAAGGACCGACCGGGATCTGTCCAAACGCGACGCGCTTAACATGCCTTGGCGTTCGTGCTACTTCGAGGTTGGCGGCAACCCGGACAAGTTTTTGCGCGAGTCTGGCTTTAAGTCATTTCCTGCGCTTGTGCCCAGGTGGGCAATCGGAGGCGGCGACATCTACGGCAACTCGCCAGGCATGGAAGCCCTGGGCGACGTAAAGCAGCTTCAGCATGAGCAGCTCCGCAAAGCGCAGGCGATCGACTATAAGACCATGCCACCGCTGCAGGCACCGACGTCATTGAAGAACCGCGACGTCGAGAAGCTGCCAGGCGGCATTACGTTCTACGAGGCCAACAATCCCCAGGGCGGCATCAAGACCATGTTTGAGGTCAACCTGGACCTGAACCATTTGCTGATGGACATCCAGGACGTGCGCGAGCGCGTGCGTGGTGCGTTCTACGCTGACCTGTTCCTGATGCTGGCCAACGCAACCGACACCCGGATGACCGCAACCGAGGTCGCCGAGCGTCACGAAGAGAAGCTGCTGATGCTGGGCCCGGTGCTCGAGCGCCTGCACAACGAGCTGCTCGACCCGCTGATCGACATGACTTTCGAGCGCATGGTCGAGGCCGGCCTGGTTCCTCCACCGCCGCCTGAACTGCAAGGGATGGAGCTGAATGTTGAATTCGTCTCAATGCTGGCACAAGCCCAGCGCGCTATCGGCACCAACAGTGTGGACCGCTTCGTGGGCAACCTGGGTTCGGTGGCACAGTTCAAGCCGGATGTGCTGGACAAGTTCGATGCCGACCAGTGGGCAGATTCCTACAGCGACATGCTGGGCGTTGACCCCAAGCTGATTATTGCCAACGACCAAGTCGCGCTGATTAGGACGGAGCGCGCCAAAGCACAGGCAGCGCAGGCGCAAGCAGAAATGTTAAAGCAACAATCCGAAACGACACGCAATTTAGCAGCAGCACAGACCGGCAACGACACTAACGCGTTAATGGACATTATGAACTTGTATAGCGGTTACGGCTCGCCGTCCGCAGTGGAGGTATAAATGGCAACGAAAGGCACATTGCTGTACGGCAACGACAGCAGCGGCAACTCAAGCGACGCATCCGAGTTCATTACCCGGCTGTTGCACGGATCAACTGCAATTCACATGCACCACTTGATGGTCGAGGGCCCTGGGTCCTATGCGGCTCACACGGCGTTGGGCATGTACTCTGAACTAGCTGACCTAGCTGATGGCCTAGCGGAGTCTTACATGGGTTGCACCGGCCAGAAACTAAAGTTTGGCGGCGGTCAGTTCTCAATTGCAGGCGACCCAATTGCCGAGGTGCAGGCGCTGTACGACTACGTTGAGAGCAAGCGCATGATGATGGGCAGCGAGTCCCACATTCAAAATGACGTTGATGGCGTTTGCACGTTATTGGCATCTACTTTGTACAAGCTAAAACGGCTGGCTTAATTATGGCCATTGTTCAAAGGCATTCGGGTTCGCCATTTCTGCACGACGCTGACACGGGCGACATTGTCGGCGTTAAAGATCCTGACAGTTCGGAATTCTATTGGTCGAGGGCGGCAAATTATGGCCTCTTCTACGACCTTGACGACCAGTCTGCCAGCATTAACACTGCATCTTCCATTCGATTCAACACGTCGGTCATTGAGCAAGGTGTTCGCGTGGTTGATACCAACAAAATTACCTTTGATCGTGCTGGCAAGTTTTCATTTACATTGACGGCACAAATTGAAAACGCAGACAGTCAAGCGCACAACTTTTGGTTGTGGGGCAGGATCAATGAAGTTGACATACCAAACAGCCTAACCAGGTACAGCGTCCCATCAAGCCATGGCGGTTTGCCTGGCGCTTTGGTAATTGAGCGCAGTTACTTTGGCCCAATGGCCGCTGGCCAGTACATCCAAGTCATGTGGATGACTGACAATGCACAGGTCACATTCAACTACAACCCGGCAAATGTGTCTCCGGCCAGGCCAGCCACACCTTCCGCATACCTGTCCGTGCATGAAGTTGCGGCATGATGGTACCCGTAATGCCGTAAGGCGTGGATAAATTGTCAACCATGAGCGCAAATTATGACCCGCTCGATCTCCGAGGTCAGGAGCGTGAAAAGGCCGAAAAAGAAGTCCGGTCCAAGCTCGACCGCGAGAACGAGGAAGCAGATTTGAAGTGGCTTATGAACAACCGTCGGGGGCGCCGGGTAGTGTGGCGTCTTCTGGAACAATCGGGTGTGTTTCGCATGTCGTTCAATACCAACGCAATGCAGATGGCATTTGCGGAGGGAAACAGGAACTTCGGCAATCGCATACTTTCGATGATCCACGCGACATGTCCAGAGCTTTATCCAACGATGGTCAAGGAGCAAACGCATGACAACAGAAACACCGACGCAGGACCAAGCCGCAACGACCACTGAAGGCAACGCCGCATCGGATGCCCTGGACAGCGTACAAGCGACGGCTGACGCGCTGTACGGGGACAAGCAGCAGGCTGAAGGCAAACAGGATCAGCAAGCGCAGGATCGCGCCACTACTGACAATGCCAAAGGCGACAAGGATGGCACGCAGGCCGACAATCAGAAGGCCGAAAGCGCACCAGAAAAGTACGAGTTCAAAGCCCCAGAGGGCCTTGATTTCGACGCCGAGTTAATTGCAAATTACTCGGAGATCGCCAAGGAATTGAACCTGTCGCAGGATGCCGCGCAGAAAATACTGGACAAGATGAGCCCCGTAGTGGAGCAACGTCGACTTCAGCAGATCGAGCAGGTCCGCACAGAGTGGGCTGACGCCTCAAGGATGGACAAGGAATTTGGCGGCGAGAAGCTGTCAGAAAACCTTGCCGTAGCCAAAAAGGCGCTCGACCAGTTCGGTACGCCCGAGCTGCGCACGCTGTTAAATACGTCTGGCCTGGGCAATCACCCGGACGTGATCCGGTTTATGTACCGGGCTGGAAAAGCAATTAGCGAAGACCGTTATGTCGGCGGAGACATTGGCAGGGGTGGCAGCAAGTCCCAGCCCAAAGGCTTCAACGACCTAGCGGCTGCATTGTACGAATCGTAAACTTAAAAGGAGCTCATCATGGCAACTCTTGCTAATGGTAATTTGACCCTGGCCGATTGGGCCAAGCGTACCGACCCCGACGGCCGTGTGCCGATTGTGGCCGAATTGCTGTCCCAGTCAAACGAAATCCTCGAAGACTGCGTGTTTAAGGAAGGCAACCTGCCGACCGGCGAGCGCGTCGTCATCCGTACCGGTCTGCCCACCGTCTACTGGCGTGCGCTAAACCAAGGTATCCCGTCGTCCAAGTCGACCACCGCACAGGTCGATGAGGCTTGCGGCATCTTGGAAGCTCGCTCGGAAGTCGACAAGGATCTGGCCATGCTCAACGGCAACACGGCTGGTTTCCGCTTGTCGGAAGACACCGCGTTCCTGGAAGCAATGAACCAGACCCAGGCAACCACTTTGTTTTACGGCAACCCTGGCACCGACCCGAAACAATTCCTCGGCCTGGCTGCACGTTACAGCTCGCTTTCCGGCGGCAACGCGCAGAACATCCTGTCGGCCGGCGGCTCTGGCTCGGACAACACATCGGTCTACCTGGTAGTGTGGGGTGACCAGACTGTGTACTGCCCATTCCCGAAAGGCTCGAAGGCTGGCTTGGTCCATGAGGATCTCGGCGAGCAGACGGTCTACAACTCGGACGGCACCCGTCTGCAGGCATTGGCTACCCGTTATCAGTGGAAAAACGGCCTGGTTGTTAAAGACTGGCGTTATGTCGTTCGCATCTGTAACATCGATGTGTCCGATTTGATCGCCCAGTCCAACACGCAGGCAGCGAACGCAGCAACCAACATTGTTAAGCTGATGGCTCGCTCGCTCTACCGTATTCCGAACATGGCAATGGGCCGCGCAGCCTTCTACATGAACCGTACCGTGCACTCTGGTTTGAGCATCGCAGCTCTCGACAAGTCGCAGTACGTGCTCAAGATCAACGAAGGCCTGTCGCAGTTCGGTCAGCCATATAGCTGGTTGTCGTTCCTGGGCGTTCCGCTGCGTCGTGTCGATGCCCTGCTCAACACCGAAGCTGCTGTCAGCTAATCGGGCAACTACACATTGAAAGGATGACATCATGATCACTGATAAAAATCTTCGCGTATCGACCGACCAGGCAGTGACCACCACTGCCGTGTCAACTGACACGATCGATCTGTCTGTGGCCCGTGACATCGGTGAAGGCAAAGATCTGTACATGAACTTTGCTGTGACCGAGGCTTTTGCAGGCGGCACTTCGACCAACTTTGAAGTAATCATCGCCGACAACGCAGCACTGTCGAGCAACGTGGTTGTCGTTGGTGCCTCTGGCGCCACCGTTACCGCAAACCTGACCTTGGGTGCAAACATCGCTGTTCGCATCAACCCATTGATTGGTTCGCTTGGCAAGCGTTACATCGGCGCACGCTATACCGTGTCCGGCACGAACACTGCTGGCAAGGTTGTGGCAGACATCGTCGAAGCAATCCAGGACGGCAAGAAGTTTTACGCTTCTGGCTTCTCTGTGGTCTAACAACAAGGGGAATAATGTATGCCTATGTATCGCGCCAAAGTTACGTGTTTTGTGGACAACGGCCTTCGTGAAGAGGGCACGCAGTTCGAGTACAACGGGCCACCAAACAGCAACATCGAGCTGGTAGGTGGCAAGTCGGAAGAGGCAGAGCCCGTGCCGAAAGGTCGCGGCAAAGTCAAAGCCG